TTACCCAACTTAATGGTAAGAAGTCCATCTTTGAATTGAACCTCTCTGACTTCAAAATCTTCTGAAAGTGCCCACTCTCTTGTGAAACTTCTCTGAGCCAAGCCTTGATGGATATACTCGGATCCTGTCTCTTGATTAGTTTCTTTTTTACCTTCAACGAATAGTTTTCCGTACTCAGTATAAACAGTAATTTCATCTTTATTAAATCCTGCTAGGGCAATCTCTAAAAGAGACTCAACATTATTTACCTGAACAAGATTGTATGGTGGATAATTTGATGTGGTTTCATAACTATTAAAAAAGCGGTCAAGGTAATCATCCATACCTATACCGTTCTTTGAAATTATTTTCATCAACTCTGGTAAGTTTGCAGAGTGATACCTTTGTAGTGAGTTCATAGTTCTCCTTAGTAAGCGAGTGTTAATTTTTGTCCCCGAAGGCGACACTACTAATTATACATATAAACCCTTTAAGGGTAATTCGGAAAACTCCTCTAACTGTGTTCGGGTGTCCTCCCAATCTTTAACATGGTACGTATAACCGCCCCTTTTTTTAACTTCAACTGCCAACGGATAATCGTTTCCTATCTCATCCATACGATCTCCAAAGAAATGTAATTCATCATCAAAGGAAAAATCTCTTATAATTTGACCCTTGTCAGATCCTTTTGAAGATATATCAATACCAGTTTCACCACCAACATATGCAAATAAATCAGGAAATTCTGAATTAAATCTATGTGCAATATCAATTCTTTCATTCATTAATTTATCCCATTCTTTATAAATTTTTCTCTCTTCAAATAATGCATTTCTTCCTAGAATACTAAAATTAACACAACCAGGTCTATCTTCAATATGATTTCCTGTCTTTAATGTGAATTGACTAAAATCTAATTCATCCTGTAAGAACCTTCTGGCATTATCAGGGAGTTTCCAAGGGTTTCGATAAACTAAATTTCCCTTTTCATATATGTCATTACCTGCACAGTTATAAACTCTCTTTGCTCTATTGTAAACATCTAATCCGATTTGATCTATTGTTTTTTTGCGATCACTTCCAGTTACAAGATACACATTATGTTTACAACAGAACTTAATCATGAATACTTCAAAACTTGGATCAATCTGTTTCCGACTAGGAGTCAGAGTTCCGTCAATATCAAAAATAAATTTTTTCACTGCCAATATTCATCTAATACATCAAGTGCTCTATTAAGATAATCATTTGCTCCTTTACATTCCCATTCTCCTTTCTCACCGATCTCGCATTTATAATGTAATTCTCTTTTTAGTTGCATGAGTTTATTAGTCATAGCAACTTTGTCTAGTCTACCATTCATGTTAACCTCCTGTGATTGAAAAAGGAAATTACGATTCTTCAACTTTTTTCTTTTTACTACCTATATTATACTTTGTTTCCAGTATCCAGTCACCTTTATCTTTATATGCTAATACTTTGATTTGATTTAGGGGTGCAATGTCTTTTATCTTTACAATATCTACTATTCCAATTAATCCCCAATCAACTAGTAACTGTACGATACGATTACGTCTCTGAATATCGTTTTGTGTTAGATTTGCATGCTTACCATCTAACGCAAATAATTCCTTAAAATGCACTAAGAAATATCTACCTTGTTTATGCAGAATATGACAAGATTGATAAATTTTCTTTTCCTTGCGGGATGCCACTCCAATTCTTGTGAGTGTCTCACGAACCTTCAAAAAGTCATCTGGTTCATTTAAAAGCACTTCAATCATCTGATCTGGTGACCACTTCACCTCAGGTTCTTGAACAAAAGTCATGTTCCTCCAATCTCAAATTTAGATTTAATAAAATCAAGTTGTTCCTTTGATAAGATTTTCAATGCTTGTCTTGCTTTTTCATTACTATAACCATAGTAACGTTTAACACAATCAAGATTATCAACTAAATCCTTACGAATCCAAGGGGAAAATCTTTTCTTAGTTCTCAGTGTATTTATAAAAAAGTCATATTGCATCTTCTTTGGTAAAAAAGAATACATGTTCATTTCATTGGCGAACATCACCGCATCAAGATGTCCTGACAAACAACGGTTAATAATGTATGATGGATAACTCTTTTCAACTGATGGATCTTCATCAATTAAATTTTTCTTTGTTTGATTAATTGAATTTAACCAATCTTTCAATTCAGTCACCCTCTTCCTCCATAGTTCTATTGACAATTAATATTCGATTGTTCTTATAATCTGGTACAAATTCTAGATAGTCATCAATATCCCAACATAATTCTTCATAGAGAGTATTAAGTTTATCCATATCCTCCCAAAGATCATTTGGTTCTTGTTTCATTTAACTAAACCCTCTGCTTTTAACTTATTATAATTATAACATCCATCAAAACTAAATTTAATTTTTGCCTGTTTGTCATAGTTTAATAACAATAACTCTTTTCTTTTTTGTTGTTCACGCATATATTCTCCAACAGATCTCATCGTGTAAGTGTGATCAAATTCCACTGCGTTCCAGTTACTAAATCTATCTTTAATAAGTTGACTTGAGTTGTAACTTACCATCATGTCAATCTCATTTTTATCACAATCTTGTGCAAACTTATCATGATCAAATCCCTTATGCATAGAACCTTTCTTCCCATATAAATTATCTTTAATTTCATATGGTGGATCTAGATACATAAAAATACCATCATGAATATCATTCTCCATTAAGTATTCATAAGAATATCCGTTGATATACCAACCAGAGATTAAAGAAGAATACTCAGGTAATTTATCAATCCCTCTCATGGAGAAATTAGATTCTGATGCCTGTTTTGAAAAAGATGAACTCTCAGTCAAACCACTGAAAGAACATTTGTTTACAATATAGAAAGCACACGCTCTTTCTAATGAATCAAACTTTTGATCATTGATTCTTTCTTTTGATTCTAAAAATAATTCTCTTGCTGAGTCTGGATTTGGATGTGTTGATTTATAATCTCTTAATTGATTTGATAATTCAGTTCCAAACTGTTGAAGTTGTATCCAGAAATTAACAAGCGGTTCATATAAATCATTTACCGTAATTTTCAAATGAGGATACTTCTTTGATATATGAAGTGCAACACTCCCACCACCAAGAAATGGTTCTCTGAACTCAGTATAATCTCTAAGATCTGGTAAGTACTGATCCATCTTTATGACAGCTCTTGACTTTCCGCCTGGATACCTCAAAGGTGTTTTAAGAGATTTAGTAGATAATCCCATTTCTTCCTCTTAGATCCTCAAGTTCAATCTGAATCTCAATCATTTCAGTAAGATCCTTTACAGACTGTGACATACCACGATATCCATTACCAACATAGATTTGTCCTGCCATCACTGCAATTGTTGCAGCACCCCAGAACAAATAGTATTGATAAGATTTGATTTGTGCTTTAGTTTTAGCAAAATTAGATTTGGTCATTTTTTTCAATTAATTTAATTAATTCATCACAACAATGAAAAATGTTTTTGTAGTTTTGTTCTTTACCTCGATATACTTTAAAGTATTTCATAAGGATGGGTAGAATGTCTGCTTCGTTCATTTGAATTCACACTCCACCATAATTTCAGTTAGACACGCTAATAGATTAATTTCTTGATCTGCTACGAAGGCAATTTGATAAGAATAACGAGCAATAATAAGCACAGCAGCAGGAATGCTAGAGTTTTTAAGGGTGCTATAAAGAGCATCGTAGACGCGACGCAAAAGTACAGCAGGATCATTGTCCAAGTTATCGACCGTCCATTTACGTACCGCCGAAAAGTTTTTTTCTTTGAGGTTCTTTGTAAGTTCATCTACTGATACATCTGAAAAGGTTACTAAAATTCCACTATCTATTTTACCACTCACTGAGTATCTTTGACACTCATTTAAAACTCTTCTCCAATCTGGAAAATGTTTGTTAATTAATTCAGCAATCACTTTCTTATCACTTTCAACTTTTTCTGTTTCAAGAATCTGATTGATACGTGAAAAGAATTGTGCTGCTATTGCGGGTTTATCCTTTTTACTAACATTGAAATCAACAACAGAACACCTACTATGTAAAGGGTCGATAATTTTGTTTTTGTAATTACAGGTAAAGATAAACCTGCAGTTTCCGGAGAACTCCTCAATACTCGCTCTGAGAAGGAGCTGTACGTCGGAAGTGGTATTGTCTGCTTCGTCAATGATAATGACTTTATGTTTCGACTCGCTTGTAAGAGAGACGGTAGATGCGAAGTTCTTTGCGTTTGTCCGAACCGTGTCAAGAAAGCGTCCTTCATCCGATCCATTAATGACATAGTAGTCTGCTCCTAGTTCATTACATAATGCTTTTGCAACTGTGGTCTTACCAATGCCTGGTGGACCTGACAATAACATATTTGGTATCTCACCCGCAGTTACAAAATCCTGAAAGGTTTTTTTAATACTCTCAGGTAAGATACACTCATCAATTGTTTTGGGTCTATATTTTTCAACCCATATAAAATCACTCATTATTTAAAACCTTTCGATTTTGGTTTTGGTTTATCAATAACGTGAATAACTGTTCCTTCAAACCAAGGTGAACGACAATTATTCCACCAATATTCTTGAACCTCATCCCAAGATTCTACCACAAAAGATTTATCTTGGCAAACTATCTTATAGTGATGACGATCATATAATTCACCACTTGTTTGTGAAAAGTATCTTGGATCATTTTTTTCAATCAAGTTAGTCATCATGATCATCCCAAGGATCTGCTAAATCTTGGTTAGCAAAGAATCCTTTGTAAACTCCGTATGCTGCTAACAAAATTGTAATTACAGCAATTGATATACCAAAAGTATAATTTGGATTAAATGTAAAATGTGGAATTAATGTATCATTACATCTAGCAATCTTTTCTGGATCACTCCACGTACCAGGTAATGTGTAAACTGGTGGGCATGCTAAAAAAATCATTCTTGCGATCTCCATTCTTTTCTCATTGTAACATACTTTTCATCTTTTGCAGCTTTGTCCCTTACTTTTTTGAAAACAGTTGCAGCACGGGACTTTTCACAGTGTAGTGCGGTTGGCGACTGCGGTGATACGGAACCATCTCTAGCGTACTTTTTTCCACTAGGATGATTTGCATACCGACGGGCGCGAGTAAATCCCATTTCAAGAAACTTCCTTGCCATATCCATTCCAATGAAATCCTGTTGCTCCTTATAGTCACAAAACATGGAGTAGATTTTATCAGCAGATTTGCGAGCAATATTTTCATTTACAAATCTCCAATGAGAGCATATATCGTTAGTATAAGGGCGAACCAGTAACACTC